AGACTCAAACTACAAAGCTAATAGAAAGAAACAAGAGCATCCTAAATTGTTAAATAAGATGCATGAAGAAATTGCTGCTATTTATTCAACTAAAAGTTCTTATGGTGTAGAGACAGATGATTTGGTTGCAACGTATTGGAAAACACTAACAGACGAGTTAGGACACAACAACGTAATAATAGTATCACTTGACAAGGATTATAAGCAATTACCTTGCCTTATGTACAACTATCACTATAAACACCAAGAGATAATAAACATAAGCTATAAGGAAGCTTTATATAACTTCTATGAGCAAATGATAGTAGGAGATAGCGCAGACAATGTAAACTATTGTAAAGGATATGGTAAGGCATATGCTAAGAAACTATTTAAGGATTGTGAGACACATTACCAATTTACAAAAAAAACATACGAGTTATTTAAAACAATATACAAATCAAAAGCAAAGTTAAAATACATACAATGTTATAACTTACTTAAATTAAGAACACAATGAGAGCAAGTCAACCACACTATGAAAACGGAAAAGGATATGATGTTATAGACTTTATCAAAGACTACAACTTAAACTTCAATAGAGGAAACATTATAAAGTACATAAGCAGAGCAGACAAGAAGAATCACGAACTAATGGATTTACTAAAAGCTAAAGACTATCTCGAAAGAGAAATAGAATATGTACGAAAATCAGGGACTAAAGAATGATATAATATATCAATTTTACCACATCACATTATTTGATTACGAGAAAGGAACTGAATTAGACGAATTAAGAATTATCTTATTTGAATATGAAGACAAAGAAATGTACTTAGAATGTGAAGGAATTAAATTAGCAATAGAACAAATAGAATTTTTACAATTAATAGAAACAATAATATATGAGAACATCAGAGATTAAAGATTTAGTAGAGGGAGAATTAGGCTACAAAATAGACAAGAATTCAAGAGAAAGACATATAGTCTATGGAAGAGCAATATACTTTAGAATATGTAAAGACAGAACAAACTTATCTTTGCAAAGAATAGGAGAAACACTAAACGTACATCACGCAACAGTATTACACGCAATAAGAAATATATTCCCATCTTTTGAAATGTACAATCCTAAATATATGGATATATACAATAGAATAATAGAAACAGAAGAATACATACCTAAATACAAAAAACTAAAGATACTACAAGAACAACATAGAAAATTAGAAACAAGATTCAGATTCTTAAAAGAATTAAAAATAGACCCTAAATTAAAACCTATTCTACAAACAATACAAGAGCTACCAGAAGAGAAATTTCCTGAAGCAGAGAAGAGAATAAAAGGAGTACTTGATAGACTTCAAGAATACTGTGAATAATAAAAAAAATAATATGGAAAACAAAACTTGCAGTAGATGTAGAAAAATAAAATTGATAGATGAATATTCTAAGGTTATACTTTTTGTAAACAATGTAAAAGAGAAGACTACCACAATAACCCACAAAGAAAAATAAGACAAAATCAAGTAAGAAAACAAAGATATGATAATGACCCAGTATATAGAGAAATAGTAATATTAAGAAGACATTTAAATGATGCTTGGAGAAATTATAACTATTGGAAAAATAATAGAGCAATGAAAGCCTTATGTGTGCCTAATAAAGAATACTTTATAGAATATATTAAAACTAAATTTGATGAATATATGACATTAGATAATTATGGAGGTAAAAAAGGAAATTGGCAATTTGACCATATAATACCTTTAAATGAAGCAAAGACAATTGAAGATGTACATAGGTTATTTCATTATACTAATATACAGCCATTATGGAGAAAAGATAATATGACAAAAAGAAGCAAATTGAATTGGTCTAAAGTTTAGAAATAAATTCAAGACAAACTTTAGAACTGTATTTCATTAACAGTTAGATAGTAAAGTTGTTTTTAATATAGTAAGACACATCTTGACTTATCAAGTTATTTCAATAATACTAAAACTATGAAAAAGAACACACACGGAGGAAAGAGAGAAGGAGCAGGAAGAAAGCCTAGATCTAAAGAGGTTGAGTTAATAGAAAGATTAACACCACTAGAACCAAAAGCATTTGCAGCATTACAAAAGGGAATAGATGAGGGGGAGTTTAAATATGTACAAATGTTTTACAACTACTATGCTGGTAAACCTAAAGAGACTAAAGATATCACACTTAACGCTGAGCAGCCTTTATTTGAACTCTAAGAGACTTAAATGGAATTTGTAGTAACTACTGCTATAAAGAAATTATCTAAGCTTAAAAAGCGTAAAAAGATAATACAAGGAGGAACATCTGCTGGAAAGACTTTTGGTATTATACCTCTGCTTATAAACAAAGCTATTAGAGAATCTAACACAGAAGTTAGTATTGTATCGGAATCAATACCTCATCTTAGAAGAGGAGCTTTAAAAGACTTTCTTAAGATAATGATAATGACTAACCGATATAGAGATAATCAGTTTAATAAGTCAATGCTTAAATATAAATTCTTAAATGGATCTTATATTGAGTTCTTTAGTATTGAATCAGCTGATAAACTTAGAGGAGCTAGAAGACATGTACTATATGTTAACGAAGCTAACAACATTCCCTTTGATGCATACAACCAATTAGCAATAAGAACATCTGGTGATATATGGATCGACTTTAATCCTACCTCATCATTCTGGGCGCATACAGAAATAAAGAATAACAAAGACTCAGACTTCTTAAAGCTAACATACTTAGACAATGAAGCATTACCAGACACAATAGTTAAAGATATAGAGAAAGCTAAATACAAAGCACATAAGAGCAACTATTGGAAGAACTGGTGGAATGTATACGGACTAGGAGAAATAGGAAGTTTAGAGGGTGCTTGTATTAAAGACTGGAGTGAAATGGTTTTACCTGAAGAGGCTAGACTACTTTGTTATGGTATGGATTTTGGTTATACAAATGATCCCTCAACATTAATAGCTCTTTATAAATATAACAATGCTTATATCTTTGATGAGGTGATCTATCAAAAGGGATTGCTTAATAGTCAGATAAGTAACTTACTAAAAACATATGAAGTTAAAGAACTTGTATATGCAGATTCAGCAGAGCCTAAGTCTATAGCAGAACTATCTAGCTATGGTCATATGATCCTACCAGTAAAGAAAGGTAAAGACTCAATAGTATACGGAATAAACCTCATCAATCAAAATGAAATATACATTACACCTAGAAGCACTAATCTAATTCATGAACTACAGAATTATATTTGGTTAAAAGATAGAGAGGGTAACACACTTAACAAGCCTTTAGATGCTTTTAATCATTGTATTGATGCGATGAGGTATGCATTAACTTCACAATTAGAAAACCCAAATAAGGGTAAATACTATATATATTAAAAATAATTTAAAAAAAGTTATTAATAATTTTGTTAATTAAATAAATAGTTATATATTTACATTGTAAAACAATAACCACTAAAACAAAACAAAATGAAATCAACTGAAATAAATAAATCATTAATAGGTAAAAAGGTTAGCTGTATGAATTTAGGTAAAACAGTAACTGGTGTTATAACTGATATATATGAAGATGCTGAACATATAGGGGTAAGAATTAAACACGAACCTATACAATGGGGTGCTGATACATTTACAACTTTATTGTCTTGTGCTTGTAAAGGAACTGAATTAATGATAGCAACAGAAGGAAATTTAAAACATACTAAATTAATATAAACAAAACAATGAAAAAACTAAAACATTACTTAACACTAACCTTGTTCTCATTTATATTATTAATAGGAACAGTATTATTCTTATCATTAGAATCTATTATACATAACTTAATATTTTAATTATGAAAAGAGACACACTTAACAGGATCAGAGAAAACATATCTATAGCTAGATACAATAAAGGTTATACACTATTACAACCAGAGGAGAAATTAGATGTAACAGAAAGAATAGTATTTATACTTAAATCAGAATTAGAAGATATGCAGGCAGAGGAATCATTTAACAGTAAGCTAACTTTAATTTGTTTAATTATAATTGGTATTGCTGCAATAATTTCAACTAAATTAATTTGATAGATAGAAGAACACAGATAGCTATGAGCTGGTGTTTTAAGAATGATATCAAGGTAATAGTTAAACCACTAACAAGAACAAGAAGACCAGATGTAAAATTAGAAATACATAGAGAAGGGAGAATACAAACAGGAAAAGAAATATATAGACAAGATAAAAAGTTAGCAGATAAGATTAGTCAATTGTACTTATACTTATATGATACATTAAGATAGTTTTTTAATTTGTTAGTTTAGAAAAGAGGGTTGCTTTATACAAAGTAGTCCTTTTTTTGTTTTTAAATAAAAGCTTTTACATGGAGTTAAAATTTAAAGTTCCTCAATCACTAAGAGATATCCCTCTACATAAATATCAAGCTTACATAACAAAAGAGAATCCAACTGAAGAGGATAGCTTAAAATGCTTATTAGATATTGATAGACAACACATCAAACATATTAAGCAAGATGACTTTGAATTCTTAGTAGAACAATCTAAGAAACTGTTTAATGAAGAAACTCCTTTAGTAAGAACATTTAATTTAGATGGTGTTACTTATGGTTTTATACCAAACCTAGATGAGATTACTTATGGAGAAAACAAAGACATAACAACCTACCTAACTGAATGGGGGCAAATGCATAAAGCTATGGCCGTCCTCTACAGACCAATACACAAAAAGATAGGAGAGAAATATACAATAGAAAGTTATCAAGGATCTCATGTATATTCAGAGAGAATGAAAGAGATGCCTTTAAGTATTGCATTAGGAGCTAGTGTTTTTTTTTACACTTTAATAAAGGACTTGCTGATATATACCCAGAACTATTTGGAGATAGATTTGAAGAAGATGAGAAAGCACTCCCAGACCTTAGGAAAGGATTCGCAAAAAAATGGGGAAGTTACTCAGAATTATATACGCTTGCTCAAGGAGACATTACTAAATTTGAACAAATCACGAAACTTAGACTTCACCAATGTTTAATGTATTTAGCATTTGAAAAAGAAAAAGGAGAAGTAGAAACAATAATATTAAAAAGAAAATAAATGTTACAAGGATTTTATAACCTAACAGAAAAAATACAAGACACATTAAATCTAGATGTCAATGTAAAGACTATTACATATGGAGATATATTTGAAGTGGATCTAGATAAACAAACTATATTTCCTTTAAGTCATTTCATGATTACAGGCGCAACATTAGTTGGTAGAGTATGGAACTTCAATGTTAATTTATTATGCATGGATCTAGTTAATGAAAGCAAAGATTTTGTACAAGGTTATCCAGAAAAATTTAGAGGTAACAATAATGAGCAAGATGTATTTAACACACAGTTAGCAGTAGCAAATAGATTACTAGAGTTACTAAGAAGAGGAGATCTATATTCTGATCTATATCAAATATCAGAAGGATCTCAACCAACACTAGAGCCTTTTGTAGATAGATTTGATAATAAGTTAGCAGGATGGTCAGTTAGCTTTACAGTTGAAATTCCTAACGACATGACTATATGTTAAAATATAAACATCTACAAGAAGAGC